ATTGTCTCTCATAACATCAAAGAAGTATTTACGAGCGCGTGACAGGGTATTAAAGTTAATATACTTGCGACGATCGAACAAATCACCGAACTGAATGATATGTAGAATATCATGTTCTTTCAGATACGGAAAGAATACTTCCGTATAGAACTTCTCAAAATAATCATGAAACGCGGAATTATCATTCCGCGCTCCAAAGTGGGTATCACCTAACAAGGCTATTTTCATAATATATCCTAACGACGTTTGAACTGCGCTTGAGCACTATCCTTCTTGTACTTTGCGATAGCAACATCGCAGTAATCGCGTATTGTTTCGATAACAACAGCTTGATTATACTTAACATGCTCAGGGGTATTCTTTGCTTGTAGTGATTCGACTATCTGCTGTACAATAATAGGTACAGCGTTAAATCTGCTCATCTTCATCTCCAATAAATTTCTCTAGACCCTTCTTCTTCTGGGTCTTTTTTTGTGATTGCTTTGCGTCATACTTTTCCGACATGGTCTGCAGTTTATCCATATCCATGGTAAGCATAACAGCATTAAAGTGGGATTGATCATCCGGGGCCATCTCAACCATGGTATTCATAGTAATAGAGTTTTCCATAGTCTTATACTTAATATAAGTCTGCTTTTTCTCTTTATCAATACGTCTTAGGAATGCATAGTACATAATCTGCGTAAAGTACGCAAACGGATTGGTTGATTTTTCCGGATTGAAGTTATGAAGGTATCGGAGACAGTTTTCAATAGCGTCACCGATCATCTCATCTCTATATGTATACCCGATAAAGTTACGATTGGTCGAAAGACGATTTGCAATCAGCCAGATACATTCACCGATATAACGTGTAGCTGGAGGAGTTTCCAACCCTGCTTCCTTAGCTTCATTATACTCTCGTATATACTTAATCATTTCAGTATACAAGCGTTTGTTATCTACGTAATGATTTGACATATTAATACCTTAATGTAATTTAGACCCGGTAAGATTTCTATAAACCTCACCCATTTTTGCTAGCTGCTCTTTTTCTTCTTGCATCATTTGCTGCAGTTCTAGAGTAGCCATATCAATCTGCGAACCGATTCCATCACGCGCGAAAGACTTTGCATATTCACTCGCTTGCAGATAGTAATTGATAAGATTTATCGAAGGCTTATAACATGTTATAATACATTCTGGTACAAAAATCAACCCATCATTTGCTGAAAGTATACATGCATCACGCAGCTTCATCGCACCACCTTTTTCTGGTACAATCCACATTGGATCCATCAGCTCAAATTGTTCCAGCTTATCAAACTCCTCATCTGTTTCACAGGCAAGGGTTCCAATAATCTCTTCTCCAGAGATAAGTTTAAATACTATTTTCATTTTAACCCCACTGTGTAGATTTTATAATCGAACTGCTCAGAGTCATAGATTTTAGCGCGCTCTTCGAAATGCTGTAAAACAAAGTTTTTACTCTTACCATGCGATAGATCATCGACTATATCATATAGTACAGCATGAGTTTTTTCGTCGTGCTGTCTAAGCATACGGCCAATCGACTGAAGTACTTTAATCTTCGACTTAGAAGGTGATGCTGCAATCATATGGTGAAGTCTGTTAATACTGACGCCGGTTGATGTAGTACCTAGCGAAGCCACCAGGATTGCGTTCTCTTCTTCCTCTATAGCCTTACGTATAAGTTCTCTTTCGTTACCCTTTACAGAGCCATCGATATAGAATACATTCGAATGATCTTTTAAGCTATCATATAACGCTTCACCATGATCTGTAAGCCTAAAGAATACAAGCTTATTACCTTTTAAGCTCAACGCGAGATTGCGGATAAACTCCGTTCTTCTAGTGTGCCCTACAAGGTAGTCTACCTCTTCTTGGTAACTACGCTTTCTCTGTAGTTTTGTCTTCTTATCAGTAATAGACTTGTGAAATTCTTTACGCTCAGCATCTGAATACTTTAAAACAATACATTTGATCTTAATATCAGCAGCATGCCCCTCATCAATCAACTCTCGAGTAGTAGTTGTTCTATAAGGTGCACCAAATAATCCGTAGATTGTTGTTTTATTGAGCTCTGAGTTATCTAGCGTTCCTGTTGTCCCGAATCGATACGGTGTGTTGGCCATCGAGGAGAGTATGTTAATGAGTGTTGTTGCTTTTGCGCCGTGCGCTTCGTCGCCGAACACCACCTGGTACTGGTCGTACCATTCCGTAGTGATTGTAGTGTCAAATTCGTGATCATTGGTTTTAATCAGCCCGTCAATAGAGGTGTTGAATGTACCGGTATACCCGTATGATTCAAAGTCAGATTGCATCTGCTTTACAAGCCCGATAGTAGGTACGATGATGAGGGATTTAGTATTAAGCTTACGTCTATACCATTCGTTAATGACGTAGATAATAAACGACTTACCAGACGAAGTAGGTGATAATAGAGTACGTCTACGCGAACGAAGGCACTTAACAATAGCATCGATTTGATAGTCTCTAATCTCTAACCAGTCAGGTAGATTGAGCGACTTCATAAAGTCTTCTACTTCTTTAACAGAGACGTTATCGTATAGGAACTCGTCATCGAATGAGAAAGTATAGCCTCTCTCGTCACAGAACTTCTTAATACGCTGGGCAAGGCCTGCGTATACAAGTCGCGTCATTCTATTAACTAGTCGTATTTTGCCGTCCCATATACGCGCTTTGTATTTCGGATCGAACTTATAGTTGTCCTTGAAGAACGTTAGATGGTCAGATATCTCCATGAGCGTACCAGGATCACATCTCACCTTCAAATGCGAGGCGTTAAAATACTCTAGATGAACATCAGTTTCCAATATTAACCACCACTCTGGAATTTAATCCACTCGATCGCGTTCTTAATTTGAAAACCACGATTCATAATAGATTTGATTATTGATTCGAGAAGTTCTATCTTCTCGTGTTGAATACCTATCTTAAGAGTCAGATCTACCACTTCGCTATCTGTATCGACATATGAACCAGCATCTGCTTTAAGAATTTTACCTATAGGAGGGAGCTGCCACCCCTTTTCAGCTTGAGCGCGTGTTGGTCCTTGCGTAAAGAACTCAAACTTCTCAAGACGGAGCAATTTCAAATCAGCTTCATACTTACGGAGGATCAGGCGTTCCTGCGTATAGATCTTATGATACTTCTGGTGGAGTTTCGATGCGTTAAGCGATTCACGGTCAAGCTCTTCGCGATTGATAATCGAGTCACGCTCCCACAGTTCAAAAATGTTTTCAAGTTTCATAATATACCTCTAATGACTTACACTCAATATAGTTGCTTTTAATATAGAATGCAACTACTAAATGTTATCAATATACCATCTTGTAAAGCGGAAAGTCACAGAAGCTGTGATGTATTGCGTCTCTGTAAGGGTTGTATCATACTCAACCCCTGATAGGTTTATAGGGTAAGCATCTGTAAATCTATATACAAGATTTGGATTAAGATTGCTATCTAAAATAAACACCGAGCAATCTGAGCGCCAATCTCTATACTGCTCTAGATTGTCAGGGCGGCCGAGAGCTACCATCCAATTAAAAATAGAAAGATAATCTTTCATATTTTCCCCAACGAGGAATGAAATGGTTAGATCATCATACGTGATGTTACCAGGCATAGGAATTGGTACGAAAGGTGTAGGTACAGTTGCTGTTCCGAGATTAAGGGCTGGTAATTGTACGGATTGAGCTCTATACTCAATCTCAGGAGTTCTATCGAGCTTAAACTTAAAATTAAGTTGTGAAAGATTATTTTGGTCAAATGATGGCATTTTTAGCTTGCCTCTACTCTAATTTGTCTATATAAGCATATTGTGGCCGACGAATAATATAACGTCCTAGTAACCACTACGTACTATTTATCTAGACAAAAAGAGAGGGTGACCGAAGCCACCCTCCCAGTTTTTTGGTTGGTTAACCCAACTCTCATTATTACATGAGGTTGTTAACAAGAAGACGACGATAGTAAACGTTGGTATCTTCTGCAAGACGACCAAGAGCTGTATCGCTTGTACCTTCTGCGAATGGATTCGCTACCATGCCGTAACGGGTCTTGAAACCAATCTTTGGCTGGAATGTGTCAGGATTGACGGCACGAACCATCTGTAGTGGAACGTATGGGCAGTAGAAGAGACCTGCGTCAAATGCTGACGAGCCCTTGTAGCCTACTACCATGTAGTTCGAACCAGCATATGGATCGATGTAAACGCGTAGACGGCCATTTAGAACGCCTGCGAATGTGTTGCCTGTGTCGTCAACGTTGAGGTTGTTCGAGTTAAGGGCTGGAGCGTAATCGAGTACACCTGCCATCTGAAGTGCGGAAGCAACGTCCGAAGAACAGATGATGATGTTACCCTTACCACGTCTGGTAGCCTTTGCGATCGCGTTTGCTTCACGCTCTACCTGGAACATAAGACCCTTGAACTTTTCAACTGACCAACGGCCGTTTGAATCGGTGTCAAGGTCGAATACGCCAGCAGTTGTTGTGCCTTCTGCAGCACCACGACGAGCTGTGATAACGATTGTACGAATAACTTCACGGTTGATTTCTGCAAGAATTTCTGCAGAAAGAATATTGCTGAGTTCTGTTTCAGCATCAAGGCCGTGAATTGCCTTTAGATCCTGAGCTAGTTCTAGCGAATATTCAGCCTTTAGAGCGCGTGACTTAGCTTCTACTGAAACCTTCTCGATCGAGAACGCCATTTCTGGGAAGATCGATGTGGTTGAAGAACCTAGGCCTTCTGCGAGCGAGGTCTTGATACCGCCTGCGAAGTTGTAAAGGTCGTTAGTTGCGTTTGTGTTAGCCGAAGGTGTTGTACCAAGGGTTGCGTCATAGCCACCAACTGAGTTAGATGTAGCATAACCTGCATCTGTTGCTGATGCGTTAGCACCGCCACGAGCAGAATGACCTGTGTCTACTTCGTTGTAGAAGGTTTCTGTGCCGCCCTGGTTGTCGTAACGAGCACGCATTGCGAAGATAAGGCCTGTTGGACCTGTCATTGGCTGAACGCCGCAGACATCATATGCCATTAGGTTTGGCATCGCACGGCGAACGAGCGAGATAAGAACTGGATCGAAGTTATCGATCGAGTTACCGGTTGCGTTTGTTGGAGCGGCTTCACCAAGGAAACCACCGGACATTGCAGCACGAGCTTCTGCAACAGCCTTCTCAGTATTCTCAAGAATCTGAGCTGTTACGGCGCGCTTGTGTGCGTCCTTAATTTCTGGAAGGTCCTGGTGCTCCAGGATTGGCTTCCACTTATTCTGAACTTCTTCTGCTAGATATGACATTTCTGTTCTTCTCCCTTAAAAGCTTTTTTTGAAGCTAA